TTGAGCATATCTAGCTGCGTCTTCAATCGCAGCTCGTAATCTTCGCCAAAATTGAAACGACGCTGATCGCGCGGACGCACATCCGCAACAACAATCTCAGACCCTTTGGGCTGCCAGATAATTTCGCCGACAGAAAATCCTTTGTTGATACCGTCCAGCAGCGCAAGACACACACTATCAAAACTAAGCGAGGACAATTGCGCGCGCACGACATCGGCGGCCTGTTTGTCGAGCGCAGAATCGCTGGCGGGAGTGACTTCCCAAGGACGCGAGATCACCGCCATCTTACGTTTGGTCAAACAGGCAAAAACATGCGCATCGCGTTCAATCTCTTCGTAAATCTTAACGCCCTTTCCTTGGCCTCGCGTAGCCAGCGTGTCATCGTTCGCGCTGATAAGGCCGCTAAATAGCGGCTGCAACGGATCGCGCTTGATACTGGCGATTTCATCGGTGAGCGGTTTTCCGTCGGTGAGCGGTTTTCCGGTTGTCTCTAAAATAGTACTCATTCTCTAACTCCTAATAATCTGCCATGCGTGTCGATACACGGCTGCGACCAATCGACTGAAATTCAATCTGTACCGGCTCCATCGCGAATACTGCGAACGTCGCCATCGCCAGCGCAACGGCTGTATCGCCGTGACGATCACGCCCGTCGCTACCACGTACGCGAGCGTTGTCAGGCACCTTGGCGACACCCTTTTCCATCACAACAGTACGCATATCAGCCAGCACATCGGCATCTTGCGGTAGCGTTAATTTTTTATCTTCGATGGCCGCTTTAAGTGGCGGCATATTTTCTCGGTACCACTCTTGTGAGAGCATCACCTGGGCAATACGACCCGCGCCGTATTTCTGCATCGCTACTTCGGCCAAATACTGCCCGTTTCCGCGAGCATCCATCGCACCGGCGCGGAATCGAGGCAAGCGGTCGAGGATATAAAATAGGATTTGTCGCTGCTGCTCAAACGGTACATTGCGCATCTCGACGATGAATGGCGTAACCAGATCAAGCTGCTTGGTCTGCGCCAGCGGCCAGATACACGATAAGTCACCGTTGCGTGCGAAGTCCTCGCCAAAAAAATGATCCAGATTCGGATCAAGCTTTTCCAACAACGGACGCAATACGTCATCACACCAATCGCGTGTCTCAGCCTCGCGAATATGGGATGGCTGCAAAGTAAAACCGTCTGGATGAGTAAGGCGCACAACCGGAATACCCGGTTGCATACATGCTTCAATCATCATCCGCGTCAAATAACGGCCGCCACCCGCACTTGGGATCACATCCAGCTCTTCGGCAGCGTTGTCGCCGTACTGGCTGTAAATCTTGTCGCGCCACTCGGCTTGTGTTTTCTCTTTGAGTCGGTCACCCTGAATCAACTTCACGCGCTCGTAGAGACCATCATTCAGCGCATCATCGAAAGTGGTACGGTGCAGAGCATAGGGAACCTTGCCCGCGCGGATGTCGTTCACCAGCTCATTAAATGGATTAGCGTCACCGTTGTGAGAGGACAGCAAACGTACCTTCCCTCCCCAGATGAGCATCGCCAATGCGGCCTTGAGTAATCCCGGCAGATCATCATGGAACGCCGCTTCGTCAATCGTTACCTTGCCCTGCTTACCGCGAATAGAGCGCGGACGGCTGGATAGTGCGAGAATCTTTTTTCCACTGGCGAAATCGATGCGGAAGGCTTTAATCGCCTGTCCTTCATCCTCATACACGCATTCGCCCATTTCACCGGCAGCCGAGTTGAACGCCTTCGCCCACATCGCGCAATCGTCGATGTACTCGCGCGTCATATCCTCGCTGTAACCGATATACAGCGCATCCATCGCGTTATCAGCCGGTGACGCGGTCAGCACCGCATCACAGGCATCGCACCAGGACGCACCGATACGGCGAGACTTCTCCCACACGGCCACATCCGCTTTCTCATTTATCCAAGTCTGCTGGTAGCCAAGCAGTACGGCGGGAATATCCATTACTTCGCAATCTCCAGAATCCCTCGGCGAATTTCCGACATCATCTCGCTGGATAGTCCACCCTTCTTGGCAATCGCTTCCACCGCATCAGCTGCAATTAAAGCCTTTGCCTTGGTCGCCTCCTGATGCTTTTTATTCACCACGCTCGCGCGCGTCAGTTCAGCAACCATCTTGCCCACTACGCCCATCAAGCGCATTCGATCCATCGGGTCGGCATCTTCGATCTCTTGCATCTTCACCAAAATGTTAAACACGTTGGTTTGTACCATGCTGATGATCGCGGCAGAGCGGAGGTCGGCATCATCCGGTGCAGCATCTGCCAACAGCTTGCACGCTTCAGTGCTGGTTTTAATCGCAGACATTTGCCGCTCTAAATCCTGCCCAAAACGATGCACCGCCGTTTTGCTAATGTCGTGCCCGAGATTTTTAAGCTCTTCTGCGATCAGCTCATAACCCTCGAAATTGCCGTCAATGATGAGCTTGGCTACCCATTCCTTGACGGCTGGGGGCAGACGGCTGATCTTGCTGCGCGGAGCCATTAGCGCCGCACCGGACGGGCAATGCCGGGATCGCACGGCACGGTGTATTCCACCATGTCGATGCCGATGCGCGTCAGCTCGGCCTGCCAACGGTCTAACTCAGTGACGCGAGTGATCTTAATCAGTTCGCGCGCCTCTAAATAGCCCAGTTCGCGGCGTAGTCCATTGAGGGTGAAGGGCAGCGCCAGATCACCCAAGACTTTTAAAACTAAATCCTCGTTGACCGGATTGGGGCGACCCCAATTCAACGTATTTAAAATATGCCAGCGCGCCTGCTCGCGCATCTCTTTCTCAAAATTCATCTCAATCATGCAGCTTCTCCCTTATGTCAGTCAGCGCGTTGTAAATCGTGTCAAATTTATTGTCGATTCCGACAGAAAAACGTATCCAGTCCTCGCGTCGCACATACTCAGCAGGCAACGTCTTGCTCAGATTTTGAACGTCATCTTCGGTTTTTCGTGCCAGTGTTTCAAGCTGATTAAAACGCTGTTCAAGGTGCGCCTTATTCTCTGTGCGAATCGATTCTTGCAACATGAAGCGTTCATCCAGCCGTTTATCAAACTGCCCCACCAGCACTTTGCCAAACGCCCACACGGCGACAAAGAACATCATCAGCAGACCCACCAGCCACGTAAACTCAACCTGTAAAATCATTTTCTGTTTTCCCTTAACTCGTAATCGTCGCGGCAATCCGCATCACAAAAACAACCCCGTTTAATTTCTGCTTCGCAGTTGTAGCACTCGCCCTTAAACGGCATCACAGGCTTTGCAGCTTGCTCACGCAGCGCGATATCGCGGCGCATTTGCTCGTGTTCTTGAGCTTGATCAATCTGATCTGTCATCGCCAGCCGCCCCACAGGCCACCGCCAATGAATGTTGACGATGGAGTAGACATTCCGCTGACCGGCTGCACGATGGAGCCGATCACACCGAGGTGAACCCACTTCACTGTTAAAAAACTTTGCCGGGCTTCCAGCTTTAACGCGGGCGCGCCATTAGCCAAGCCGAGATAGATACCCGCGTCGCCGCTGTAGTCTGCCGCGATCAGCGGCAGCGGATCACGGCGCACGAAGGTTGATGTCTCTCCGGTTTGGGTGTCGATCAGCGTGGTGACAGTTTGCGTGTGATCATCGGCTGGCACTTGGCTGGCCTCGACCACTTGCTTGTTATCGTCGGCCTGTATGTGTGCGGGCAGGTCTAGCTTGCGCTTCACTGCTTTAGGGTATGCGTTCACGGCTTTGAAATTGACCGGACTCGACAACTTGACCAATTTGGCAAGCTCAGGCGCAGGCGTGGCAGGTATAGCTACGCTGACAGGTGCGGGAGCAGCTCGCGTATCAAGCCACAGCACAAAAACCATCACCGCACTGGCGATAACCACTACGGCCAATTTGAATTTGTCGGATACAGAACGAGCTACAGACATGTGATCTCGCCTCCCCACAGCGCATAGGTCGGTTGCCACTTGAGCAAGATGGCGCGGGGGTAGTCGCGGTTTTCTTTGAACATGGCAAGGGCACGGCCAGCATTGAATGGCTCAACTTCTTTAGCGATGCGAATATTTGCGCCGCTCTTGGCCGCCAGCTTTTCATCGCGCACTACCCAGCCCATGCCGCCGTTGTAGCCCCACAAGGCTTTCCACATCTTGTCGCAGGGTGCATCGGCACGGGCTTGGTCGTAGAGCTGCTTATCGTAGGTCACCAGCGCACGCATCGCCCATGCCGGGTTGTAGGGTTGATTCGCACCGAGGCTTTGCGGATAAGCGCCGCTGATCCACGCGGCGGTGTCCGGTGTGAACTGTGCCAAACCTCCCGCAAAGGCGGACTTCGCATCTTTGTTCCAGCGGCTTTCTTGATGTATCTGTGCGGCGAATACGGCAACAGGTGCTTCCAGCCCCCACACCGAATGCGCATTGCGCGTCACGTCACGCTGATATCGTAGTGCCTCACGCGGCACATCGGCTAGGGCAATGCCTACGGTGAGCAGTATCAGCAACGGCACAAAGAGTGCGATCACTAATGCCCAGCGTGCGGCTTTACGTGAGATACGCATTATATGTACCTCATAAACCCAAGCTCACGCCAAGCATTGCGCAGCCGATGATGATGGCACGGCGCAGCATCGCCACGGCAAACACTAGCTCGTAACCTTTTACCACTGGGACATCGGCATTATTAATATGGATGTCCTTAACCTGCTCATGCCAAGTTTCCCCGATTTCATTGCTCAAATAACCGTCAGGGCGGGCATAAGGAAACAGCGATCGGTCGATCCAGTATCCGACCACCGCCGCCGTGGTGATGAGCGACAGCTTGTAGAGCGACACATCGAGCTGCTTTGGCGCAAGCATGTAGATGGCAATGGTTAACAAGATCGTGATGACTATCCAGCCTGACATACGAGGGAGTTTATTTAGTTTCATGACTTTTCCATTTCGAGGGGAATTTTTGGCAAGCGGAAGAGCGGTGCGTGTAATGCCCGGCCATGCGGTGCGCGCATTCGCCGTGATCCGGCATACGGGCATCGGTGCAGCGTACCCAATGGTCACAGGCTCCGCAGGTTTGTTGATGTTGGTTCATGGCGCGAGGTTACGCGCGCGCGGGAGAGCAATTAAGGCGGAAGGGGTTCCGGTGGAATGAAAAGCCCCGCATGGAGCGGGGTTTTGAATATATTGAGCTGATTTTTTTAAGTTGTTAGATCAGCCCAGTGAAACACATGACGAGTAGCACGTTGCCAACAATTGATTTGAGCAAATTGAGCACTATTTGTTTCGTTTTTCTTAATACCTTCGGCAGCGAGTAATTCGTTTTGACATAAAGAGTCTAGAGCACGAAAGATAGGTGGCTCATCTTGCTCAATGCGCAAACGTTCAACCTGATGTGATTGCCATGTTGTAGCATCATCTGATCCAGAAATTATTGAAATCTCAAGCAATCCGAATTTTTGTTTTAACTCGCGGTGTAGATTAGCTTTGCTAGCATAGCCCACCACAATATCCCAAGCAGAAAGTAAGGCGGCAATCACTGCAAGAAAAACCATCCAGCCCGCCGTTTCACCAGGACGCGCAATTTCAAACAGTACCGAACCTGCCAACAGAATAGTTAACCCAGCAGTAATCTGATGCAGTCGCTCAAAAAAAGCACGCCGTCTATCGTGATAACGCAGCGAGCGCCGCACATTAAATAACAATTTGTATTGCTGATTGCTCATTGCTTGAATATTCATATTACTGCCCTTTCTTGTTTCCCCCTTGATTCTCGCGGTGAGGGTTATCTGGCGCAGGAAGTGTGTTACTCACATCTTGAGTTCGCGAACGTTCCTTCAGCGATTCTTCAGCGTATTCGTAATGCTCACGTAGCGGCTGCGGCTGCGGATTGACGGGTCTTTTATCATTGTCTGCCATTTGAATCACCTATAAAAAACGGAAATTATTCCGGGTTAACTGAATCCCTATCATGCTCTTTGACAACCTGTTTTTTTAACTCTCTACAGGTACGCCACTCTTCCTTATCTTTTTCCTTGGATACTTCAAGTTCCTGCCACTGCATATTACTTGGATCATCAGCTCCGCCAGCACATAGTGGAATGATGTGATCAACAACCCAACCCGGACATGCGCCGTGTGTCTTATTCGTTGCCGGGCATGGATGCTCACGAAAGAATGCAGTACGCTGTGCGCGGTCACGGGCTTCGCAGTTGCCGGATGCCACTACCAAAATCAGCAGCAGCAAGATGCGCTTACTGCTCATCTTTTTTTACTTTCTTTCCTCGCTTTTCAGTAGCGGGTTTATCAATGCCAGCGCATACTTTTTTTGACTGGCTCACCGTTCCGTCATTGCAAATAAAGCGGCCATTCTCACAGTGAGACACGCCTCCCTTTTTGCCGGAGCATGGCGTGTTCTGAGCAAAGGCGGGTATCGATAAAGCTAAGGCACATAGCAAACCAATTAGCTGTTTCATGACCATCCCCCTTATTTGCCGTCGTAAGTTTTGGCTATATTATGTAAAAACTCGCGCAAGCTCACGATCCCTCCTGCTCTGGTCATTCCGTTTACCCGAATCGTCACGTAACTAGTCACGAGCGACTTATAATCACCGCTAATTGGAAGTGATCCATCGTTGGCGAGAACGGATGCTTCTAGCACCTCTAAGGGGGATTCCTTAATTCCATTTTTTTCTAGTACTTCATTCCCTTTTACCGCCCAATCAACAATCTCTTTTTGCGGTTGACCATATAGTGCAGCAGCTTTTTCAAGTAACTTTTTGGCCTGAGCGACAGCCGGATCATTGGCCGGGATTAACTTTCCCGTGCCTAAAAAAACAAGCTGATATTCAAGCGGCATTTTTCGAGGGTCTATTGATGTGCTTGCGGAGTTGTCACCACAACCAACTAAAACTAATCCGACCAAAACTACTGCAATTAGATTTTTCAACTATTTACCTTTCTCGATTTTGTATTGCGCGGCAATGCGCTCGAAATAACCGCCTGCTACCTTTGCTGCATCCAGCCTTGATTCGTGGTGAGACATCGCATCGATAATATCCGCATAGCTCCGGGCGATCATCTCCCCTTTATCGTTGGCGGGAATGGTGACACCCGCTTGGGTCGCCGCCCGATCCATTTCCTCAACAAGCTTAACTAGTAAAGGCACATCAATTGCCAGCGCCTGTTGTAGTTGATGATTAACTAGAAACTTTTCGCCTTCACCTGTCAACAGCCAGTTGGCGTTGATGCCCAAACGAATAAAACCCTCAATGGCTTCACCACCTGGGATGCTCATTCCCATTTCATATTTCTGATAAGTGCTAAATCCAACTCCAGAATTGGATGCAAATTCTTTCTGATTCAAAGAAAGCACGGTACGAACGAGCTTTAATCTGTCAGATATTTTTTCTATAGGCGTACTCATCACCGAGGCGTCTAGTAAATACAGTTATGAATTAAAAAGAAAAACGTCATTTTTTCAGCCTTGTTATAAAACCTAAAGCAAAAAGCTCCAAAAATAGATGTCAAACATGTTGACATGCTCCAAATTAGGAGTTTAAGATACCACCCATCGCAACCCGCACAAATAATCTAAACCATGAAAAACGCCACCCTAAAAAAAGCCGACCAAGCCGACTGGGATCCCGCAGATGTTATCTGCGCACTTCGTAAAAAAGGTATCACGCTCTCCGCCCTAGCCAAAGCGCACGGATTGGCCGAATCATCCAGCCTATCTGCCACATTGGTTCGCGTCTTACCCAGAAATCAACAACGTATCGCCGATGCTCTGGGACTTCATCCAATGGTGATCTGGCCTTCGCGTTACAACGCGGACGGGTCGCAGAAGCAACAAGGTTTCCGTGCCGTGCAGTTTAACGCATTGGAAGTGGCACGCAATAGCAAGCGCACTGCCGCCGACAGCAGAATAGCCAAGGAAGCCTGACATGCGCCGCATTGCCGACACCTTAACGGGCGACCTGTTTGCCTGCATCGCCAGCATCCCCAAGGCGTACCCGTTCACGCCCGGCGCGTGGCGCTTTCGCGGTGAAATCGCCCACGTGA